TTGCAATAGTAGAGTCTACAGCAATAACGCCGGTTGAGCTATCATATGCAATACCAGTGCCAGCACTTACTGCACTACGAGCACGAACATCTGTATAATATTGATTGGTGCCTTCAGCAATGTTGCTTGTGCTTTTGGTAGCTAATCTGCCATCAAAGTCAGTGTTGCCACGAGCAGTAGTATAATATAAATTAGTTCCTTCAGCCAGGTCGCTGGTGCTCTTTGTGGCCAATCTAGTATCAAAGTCGCTGTTAACACGACCAGTAGTATAATAGAGATTAGATCCTTCATTTAAATTGCTTGTAGTTTTTGTAGCAAGGCGTATATCAAATGCAGCATTGACTCTTGCATCTGTATAATACTTGTTTGTAGTGCCTTCTGCTAAGTCATCAGTTGTTGCTGGATTGTCACCGCCTGTGTAACTGATAACGCCAGTTGTGCTGTTGTAAGCAATATTACCAGTGCCACTTACTGCACTACGAGCACGAGCAGTAGTAAAATATTGATTGGTGCCTTCGGCAATATCGCTGGTGCTCAATACAACTGCGTTTGTTTTGCCGTTGACACTATCAACTGGATAATCAATGGCAGCAATACCGGCAGCTACTCTGGCATCTGCACGAGCCTGTGTGTAATATAAATTGCCTGCTTCTTCAACTTGAGCAGTTGTTAAATTATCAACTTGTGTATCTACATACAGTTTGGTTGCAGTGGAAATTGGCTTGTTTAAATCGCTGGTATTGTCCACATTGGCAAGTCCAACGTCTATTTTGTTTGCAACAGTGTTGATTACAAAGTTGTTGGTTGCATCAACCACGCTTACAGGTTGTGTTGTGGTTGCAACTGACACAGTTGCAACATCGCCAGAGACAGTAATAGAAGTAGTGGCCTCTGTTACTGCGACTGTTTGTTTAAGTTCAGTTACAGTGATATCAGTTGGCATATTAAGCTCCGATTGCTGTGTAAACTGGATTTGTGCTTAAAACAGGATCGCCAGCTGTGACATCTGGTTCCCAGTTCTGAATCATTACCCAACGATGAGTATTGATGTTGTTCAAGCTGCCAGCAGTTTTCCATGTGACACCCACCACTGTGATGGGCACGTTTTTGCGAGCGTCTGGTAAAATTGGACCAGTATACATGCCCGCAGGAATTGTGATATTGACTAAACCAGTAACTGCATTTGTTACAGTAATATTGGTGCCCGGAACTTCAGCTTTGGGGAACGAGCCAATCACACGACTGTTGGCAAAGTTTGGTTCGCTGGTGTAGCGATCGTAACCCAATGTGTCTACTACCAGGGTTTGATGATCAACTTCGAACGTCCATCCTGTGATGTCTTGTCCAAAATTGTATTGAAGTGTTTTTTGCGTTGATGGGAAGATTGCTTCGCACTTGACCTGATCGGGTCCGCCTATAAATTGTTGAAATGTTAAAATACCAGCCATGTTTTTCTCCTAAGGGATACAATGCACTGCCTCTGGGCAGTGCAAGGTTCTATGTTTATTTACCAGGTTATAAGATCACTTTGCGTTGCATTACTCGCATCATGACCCAATTACTCATACCAGCGTCAGTCCAGGTAGCAATAGTTGGTGTTCCGCTAGTTCCAGGATATACATAATTTAAAGTATTAAGTCCTTTAGCAAAGATGGTCCTACCATTAAATGGTATCTCAAAAGGTAGGTTGGCATTATCTCCGTTTTCACTAAATGCAAAACCAAAAATAACTAGGTTGCATGAATTTAAACGAATTGGGCTATCATTGTATGTTACCGGAGAACCAGGTGTAATAGTTTCAAGATCGTATAAAGGTGGAAGCATTGATATGCCAGCAGACCAGGTTGTGGCGCCCCAATAATTGGTATCAATACCACTATGTGTAACATTCAAACCCGCAGCATTAAACCAATTTGTCCAAGTTTGTTGTTCTAATGTTTTGGTGGAATCGTAATTGCACATTGCATAATATGGTCTGATGCGTCTAGTGTTTGTTGTATTTGTAGAGGTTATACTTGCTGATCTATACTTTATTTCACTAATAAGTCCAGCAGTGTCGTCATATAAAGTATGATTAGCTACAATTCCATTGGCAAACGACCCTTTAAATACAACATCTTTAAGAGCAGAAGTTGCTAATATAGCATATTCGTGAGTTAGAATTGATTCAACACCATTAATTTTATATGGAAAAGATGTTCCGCTTACGCCTAATCTGGCGTTGGTTACATTCCAAGTTGCGTCAGTTGCAGTATAGCCACTTAAACTTACGTTGAATTTAGCCATTTGGGACACAATGGGTTTTGGTAATGGCTTGGCAGCACAAGCCAGGGTTTCGCCAGTCGTAGGATCTACAGCACCACCGCCCCCAGTGCTTGCACACGAGCATTCGGCACTAATTACACCATTAGCATCAACCGTAATAGTAGTGCCATCGGGTCTAACAACACCTAATGTAGTGTTTGTCGCTTTTTTACCACTAATCGTAATAATGCCATCATCGGCAACGGCTGTAATTTCAATACCATCACCAGCAACAAATGTGATTGTGTCGTTGTTGTATGGTGTTTGAATGCTATCGCCAACTTGAATCAATTTGAAGTTGCCAGCAGCATTTTTCATCTCTTGCACAGCACTGGTTGGGATACCAAAAATTTCACCCAGGGCACTGTCACCAAGTGCTTTCATAATTTCTGGATACAGTGCTTGATAAGCAAAGTAGGCCACAGCACCCATTGCAAGAGGACCAATTAGATCACTCATTGACCCACCAATTGTGGTAGTGTCAGTAACTTGGTCAGTAACTTGCACAGGTGCCCAAACAACTGTGGTGCTGGCTGGACTAAAGTCACCAAATGCATTTTCATTACCACCACGCACTTTGAACAAGTATGAACCAGCAGGCAAGCTGGCAGCTCTAAATGTCAAGCTGGTATTCTGATTGTATGGACTACCATTACTGTTGCTACGACTGCCTAACACTTTGTAAGTTACACCTGCATCCGTGCTATACCAAAATTCAAAGCGGTCAACAATACCAGCAGGCGTTAACCCTGTAATGTCCAGGGCAGGCACAGCTACATTGTTCAATTGCACAACAGTAGGCGCTGCTGGTGTGCCAATTACTGCAATGTCAGGAATGTCAATAGGCACACTTGGCACACGTGGGCGGCGAGGTTGTCCACCAGCAGTATACATTGTGGCATCATATTCTTGTGCTGTGATTTCAACAGCAATACCACCTGCTTCTGATTCAATCTCACGCACACGCACAATTTTGAATGGTTGATTTACAAAGCCATAGATGCTGTTGGTGATGGTGATAACATCACCTGCTTCTGCATTGATCTTACTGTAGTCAGTGGTAAACGTGATCACACGGTCCATGCGGTTCTGATACAGTTCCAAGTATGCAAGCGAACGTGCTTGCAGTGGCTCATTCAGCAGATCAAGACGAATGTTCAACACATTGTCAGGTTCATTAGTGTTGCGGAATTCATCAGGCAAGTCAATGCGAATTGTATCAATTTGATCTCGTAACTGTCTATGTGGGAACTCCACAATAACACTGTTATACATGTTGTCTAATGCAGTGCCTGTAAGATCAATACCAGAGATAATGTTGCTGTCATCAAAAGTCAGGGCAGTTGCAGCGTCTCTATTGATTTTGACACCCCATAAACCACGTGCAATATCGTAGTTGACAAACGCACCACAGTTGTTGGCTAAACTGGTCAAATTGTCTAACACATTACGACCTGGATTGACAACACCGTTAATTTGATAACGGTCACCCAGTTGATATGTCAAGCCATCTGTTTCGTCAATGTAATTTACTTCGTCATCCGCATAGTCATTCAATGCAATTAGACTTGCTGTGTCAATTTCAGCTGCTGATAATCCTGCACCGCTAATTGGATTTGTCAAGAAAGAATAAATTGCATCACCAGGCTTGAACAAGTTGTTGCTGACTTTAAACTGTAGCTCAGGCAAGCCAGTGATACCTTTGTCTCTGTTGTAACTAACTTTGACCAGCGCAAAAGTCAATCCTACCATTCTAAAAGTGTTGTCCCAGGCTGGAAACAGCGAACGAGCATCACCGGGCACAGCTGGTAATGGACTGATGTATGCACCTAAATCACTTGGCAGCATAGGAGTAGCACTGCCACTTCTATACAAATAAATTTTAACAAGATCTCTTGGGCTGGTGTCTACAATACCGTCCTGATTTACCAGGTAATCAATTGTGACGCCGTCAGATTTGAAATACACTCGTTGGCTGTTCCAATAAATTTCATCTACAGAGGTAGTAATTGTAGCACCATCACTGAGTCTAGTTGTTACAGCAGTAGGCACTTCACTTAAGGTCAAGCAATACCACATGGTTTTGTTTGCATCTGTTAACTGTGCATCTGTAATCTTACCACCAAAATATGCACTACCATACAACAAGGGAATAGGATTTGTAGTGTCGGGTGCAGCTTGCAAACGCACACCCTGATCTACTGCGCCAGCACCATTGTCTTGTCCTGTTGATTTGTTGATTAATCTACTAACACCATAAGCAACCAGGATACGAACCAGGGCACTTCCAATGCTTGAACTTCCAATTGCGGCAGCAGCCGCTGTCAAAAAACTTGCCATATCTTATTCCTTAATCCAATGACTTTCCACACATCTCCAACCACGCTTGGACAAATCAATGTCGCTGCTACCAGGTTGGGTGGATAAACTTACAGTATCCACTAATTTATCTCGGATAAATCGCTCACAGTCTGTTTGCCATTTTACAAACAGTTCAGCACTTATACGACTACGTCTAAATGCTGGCTCTACCCACCAAAACAGCTCACGCATACGTTTCTTAGAACTGATCCAAGGATCTTGTTCAACCATGGCACCAATCATGCCAACAATTTTACCATCATGTTCAGCCACCATGAGATAATGATTCACTATTAGATGTTTGAGAATTACCACTGCACCAATAGCATCCGCTTCGGCCCAATCAGAATAATTTACAAGACTTGCAGTTGCAAATGATTTTAATAATTCAAATGTTTGTTCTACGTCTTCAAGTGTTGCTGCTCTTATCATGCTGTTGCCAATGGTTTACCAAAATCAAAATTGCTTGTTGCAATTGCAGCTACACGACTGAATCCAGCGTCATCAGCTCTATAACCTGTGCCAGGTGTGGTAACAGTTACGCTTGTAACTACTCCGCCTGCCACTATTACAGTAATGACACCGTTAACGCCACTGCCAGTGATATTTATTAAAGTTCTGCTGGTGTAAGTTCCGTTAGTATAACCAGAACCAGCAATAATATCACCAATGGTAGCAATAGCGCCATTAGTGTTGGTTGTCAGCACACGAAACTGAAAACCTGTGCCACCTGGAATAGTGGCAGTCACAAAGCTGCCTTTAAAATTGTATTTTCTCTCTGCGTTGTTGGTGAATTGACCAGCAATCTTTTGCGCTAACACACTCACAATGCTGCTGCAACTTACGCTGATTGTGGTCGAAGCAGTTTGGCTGAACTGATTGTATTCATCATTGAAACTGTAGTTGGCAATGATACCAACAAACCTTGCACTGGGATTACCAGCAATGTTCAATGCAACTCCTGTGTTGGCATTGAAAAACACACGAGTAATTACAACTTCACTGCCTTTGATTGCATAGCCCATCATGCCTGAAATAAACGCTTGATCAATTGCTGCAAGACTGATAGTGATATCATTTTGACTTGGTCGCAATTCATTGTTGAATTCACTAACTGCCAGCAGCGCACCCATTGGACTATACACATAAGTGCCGTCACTTTCTACAAGACTATAAGGCACATCATGATTACTCATACGCAATGTGCCGTAGTCTGGGATCACCATTTTAATGAACAAACTTTGCTTGACGCTGCCAAACGAACTTAAATTTAATGATCCAGCCATTACAGCACCTCGTAAAACAAAAAGTCACCGTTCCAGGCCACAATGTCTCTTTCAACAATGGTCCAGGTTGGGCATTCCACACAGATCACACTCCAGCTGACTGCATTGCCAACTTTCATTGTGACAGCAGTATCGCTAGGTGTTTCTAAGATACTTCTATGCACGCCTACCAATTGAGTTGGACTGCTGCCTTTGGTTACCAATTCTCTGACCATGTAAACATACTTGCTGCTGCCTGGTTGAATCAGATCACCTGCTTTAAACAGTGCTGAACCTACTGCGCCTGGCATATTTCCCAATTCAAACTTGGTTGTGTCACTGGCTGCTTGTGCTGCATTATATTTAAAAGTCATAGTTGCTGTAGAAGTAGCTGCACCTCTGTAACCAGTATACCAATCATAACCTGTGCTTGGAAAACTAACAGTTTCAGCCTTTAGCAAATTCACAGTGTCAATATCTTCAATGTAACCACGATTGTCGCTCCAACGCATACCAGTTGGCATCTTTACAGTAAAACGCCAAACGGCACCTCCGCGACTGATACTGCGCACACGTTGATCACGTGCAATAGTTTGACTAACTATTGGTCGCTTGTTTACGCTGATTGATTCAGCGTTGTCAAATACCCATTGAAATGAAGCCATATCTAATATCCTTATCTTCTATTTGGAATTGAGCTGCGGCCCTTCTCGGTAACCGCATACAAAAACTCCGGATCACTAGCAACCAACTGTCTAAAGCTGGATGCATCTACTGCATTGATGTTGTATGTAACATTGGAACCACCACCACCTAACTGGTTATTTGGCACAATTGTTCCTGCTGTGCGAGGCACAAACAATTCAGGACCTACTTCACCTACCATGTATGGCGTATTGCTGTCAACTGGACCACCTTTGGCTCGACCTGGGAATCCTAACATAGATCCAATGACGCTTTGTGCACCGCTACCACCAAATATGCCTAATGCCAATTGCTGTGCTTGAATGCGAACGAATTGTTCAATCACGCTGTTGGCAAAGTCTTTGAAACTTAACTTACCAGTCTTAACAAAATTTACAATAACATCTTCAATGCCACGAGTAACTGTTGAGAACATGGAACGTGCCTGTTCAGCTGCATTGGTAGCATTTTCAGCATACTGTTTATAAGCCTGTTCCCATCCAATTCCAAACTCTCGACTCTTATTAATTTGTTCTTGTGTTTGCTTGCCCTGTTCGTCATAAAATTCACCAATTTGCTTTTTAATTTCAGCAATGCGTTCAGGTTTGATAGGCACTAACTCACCGTCTTTTCTGCCCAATTTGCTTTGTTCTTCTTGCAGCTTCTGAGCAATGGCCAAATCTTTTTGCAATTTGATTGCATTTATAATTTTTTCATTCTCAGTTGCTGTCAATCCAATCATTGCACCTTTGGCAGTGATTGCATTCAGCTGTGCTTGATTTGTTAAACCCAATGCAAACTGATAAGCTGCTTCGCTGCTGCGTAGCTCTTGCAGGCCAGACACATAGCTCTTGTTGGTAGCGATAGCTACATCAGTTTGTTCTTTAACATATCTAATAGCCTGAGCATTCTTTAACAATCTTTCTTCTGCTGTTGGATCAATGCCTAATGTTAATTTAATTTTTTCTGCTTCTTGCTGTAAGGCAATCACTTGCAAACGACTTCTTGTTAGAATAGCTTCTTGCTGTTGATACAGTTCAGCAGCGTCTTGACCAAGACCAATGCTGCGAGTCTGAATGGTCAATTGATTGGCAGATTCAATGTTGCCTCTGCTGAAATTTTCAACCAATTGATTATAACTGAGATTTGATGCTCTGATCTGATCAGTAACACGCTGTTCAATATTATAAAGTTCCACAGCACCTTTTGCCAGGGCAGCATTTGATCTTGCGGCAATTTCAGCCTCACGTTGTTTAGCACCTTCGGGACCTTTTAATTGTTCATTGGCATTTACTTCAGAGGTAATCTTAGCAATTTCAGCAGTTGTCTGAGCCGCAATCTTAACTTGCTCATCACGAGTCATAAGAGCCATACTTAAACTATAGGCTGCTTTGGCATCCTGGATACGCTTAATGCTGGCTAACTCGGCCGCTTCACCCAACTTACCAGCAGTGCCACCTTCGCCAGTTTGTATCTTATTAAAGTCTGCAAGTTCCTGAGCAGTTGGACCGCCCTGGCCACCTCTGCCACCACCGGCTCGATTGCCCAAGCGTTCCATACGAGCCTTATCAACTAAGTCAGACACTTTACCCAATCCTGGAATCAGACTGATTAACTTACCCATTTCTTCCACGCCGGCTGCTAACGTTTCAACCCATCCACCGTTATTGATTGCGTCAGCCAAGTTTCCAAACGCCTTAATCAATTCTCTATCAATTGTTTCTCTTAGTTTTTTAAGTTGATCATTATATTTGTTCAATTGGGCGATCTGGTCATCAGTAAAAGCATCTTTACCAGCAGATACTTTTGACCAATCAATTTTCGACGCCTCTTTACCCATAAGTGACACAGCGATCCTGGCCCTTGTTGCTGGATCCTCAATTTTGGCCAAAGCTGCAATAGTTTCCTCAAGTATAACTTGACTATTTCTTAACTGGCCGTTAACATCAACCGTATTAACACCTAATTCTCTAAAGGATTTTTTATACGCTTCATTGCCATCAGCAGCCTCACCAATGGACACACTCAACTTAGAGGCAAACTTTTCAAATGTGTCAAGATTACCACCAGCCTGGACTAAACTTTGTTTAAAATTCAATAACGAACTGGCATTGATACCAGTAGCATCTGATAAATCACTTAAAGCATCTACTGAATTTAAGGTTGTCATTGCTAATCCCGCAATGGCAGTGCCGGCTGCGGCTGCGGCAAAACCTAAGGGACCTAACTTGCCAATGATACCATTTAATGTATTACCAAATGCTCCACCAACCTGGCCAGCACCAGCAATATCTGATTTTAAGTCATTGATACTTTTCTTAAGACCATTAACATCATTGGCACCTTCTACCCGGGTCTTGATTATAACTTCTTCAATTGTCTTAGCCATATCTTATTTTCCTAACTCTTTTTTAATATAATCACTAATATGCTTTTTAGTTGGTTTGGTCATACCCTCTGGGAATTGATCACTCCAGCCTTGATCTAATCGTTTAGCATATGGATACGCGGCGTGTATCTCATCGCCTTGTAGTCGTGTATTACGGCGGGCGTTGCCAGTATCAATGGCAGTATTGTCCTTAAAGACTTTATAGGCTTCTTGTGCCAAAGTCTTTGGATCTAATACTTGCTGTATCCGATTTAATCTTTTTACGATTTCGCCCGCCATATTATGATTTCCTTACAAGTTTAAGCAATTCTTCTTCGCTTAGTTGTGGCATAGTATTTTTACCGTCTGCCTTATCCTGCTGATGTCGTTCCCAAGTCATAGACACATCATAGACCATTAAATCAAATGTTGTGGCACGACTCGACACTTCACTTGGCAGCAGTCCATAGTGTTTAGCCAATGCCCCAATGGTAATCAATTTTACTGATTGCCAGTCTGAGCTGTCGATGGCTTGGTCTTTGACTTTCCCAAGTTTTCATTGATCTTAATCAAGGCCTCAAATACAATATCAATGGGTAGCATTTCTTCATCACCAATAACTGGCTTGCCATCCACACTGACAATAATCTTTCTCATTAACGCATTTAGTTGTGTGCCGCTCTGATCTTGCTGAGCACGATAAAAGTCAAAGTATGTATGGATATCAACACTATCATACATATAAAACTCAATAGGTTCCCCATACTCTTTGACGATCTTTTCATCATCGAGAACCATTTTTAGTAATTCGGGTTTTTTTGCTACTTTTGCGATGTCCATATCTTATTTTCCAATCTTATCTTTTAGGTAATGAATAGCACTTAGAACGAAACGCAGTCTTGCGTCTGTTTGTTCTAAATCTTTACGAGCGCATTTTAGTTCAGAGATTGTTTTGGCAGCTTCAGCTTCCATGCTCTTTAAAATATCGTGCAGCTCTAACTTATCAAAAATCATATCTACCTCCTAAGGTGATACTTTATTTAGTCATAAAAAAAAGAGGACCCTGAGATCCTCTTTTGCTTGTTCAACTTGTGATTGATTAAGCGATAGCTGCCAATGTATAGTCACCGTTGACTTCAATTGTAACAGGCGATACCCAAACTGGGCTATCAGCAGACACTTTTGGTGCCAAGCTAGATACGAAACCATTGCCCATGATCAAGTAGTTGTCAGGAGTTTGACTTATAGTTGCACCCGATGGAGCAACCATAAATGCCACCTGAATGCGGTTGTTACTGTAACCAAAAATACCACCAGTTGCAATAGTTGTGTTGGTGCCTGGAGTTGTTCCGAAGAACAATGCTGGATCCAATACAAAGTTGCCGCTTAGGCTGTTTGTAGAAACAGTGGTGATAACGCTCTCACCTTGTTGGCTCAATGTTTTCCAACGGAATGAACCGTTAGCGTTGTTGATGGTTACGTCTTGTAACCCGGTTAATTCGATTGCACCGCTTACTAATGTTAGAGCACCTGTGCCAGCATCAACGGCAGAGTAGAAATCACTACCTGTCAATGTTGCGTGAGCAGTTGCATCATACTTAATAAGAACAAGTTTAACCCAATTTTGTTGTGTTGTTGCGTTAATATACGCCATGTTCGTTTCCTTAATTGATTGTTGAGAATCTATACTCGAAAGTATAAATCATGACATCTTTGTCAATCTCAGTAGAGTAGTCAAATTCTTTTCTAAAAACATTTGACATGCTACTCATATCTTTTGCATTCTTAATAATTACCAATGCTGATTCTAAATCAGCGGGTTTATTCTTAGCATCTACAGCAAGATATCCATTTACTGTGGTAGTTGTTCTAGCAAGGTCCAGAGCTCCTAACGTTTCAACAAATGCTTCTTGCGAAGTCTGTGGTTCATCAAGATAAACACGTTTCATATTCTGACGATATAGCACAATATCGCCTTGCGCCCAGGGCAACTCGCTAGCACATTTGATTGTGCCAGACAAGTTTGCTGAGAGATAGGCCAATAGTTCTGTTCTCATCGAATACGCACCAGGTTCAGCTTGACAGGTTGTTTTTCTGTGGTTTCAATTACATTGTCACCATCAAAATCATACCAGTCACCTGCTTCAATTAACTCACGGAATAGTGCAGAATTCTTTTCTGTATAAAACAGAATCTTCTGACGTTCTGCACTAGCCTCATTGCCAAAATCTGCAACTTTAGGAAGAATGTATTCCTCCATTGCTTGATATACACATAAATCTGTGAAATCATTTTGGCGACTCTTAATTAACAAAGCATTAACTTCTGGAACTCGACGCACATCGTTGTTTAAGCCTGGATTGCGCTTGAATTGGTAATCTCTCCACCAATCTGTAGCACGGATCTTAGACAGGATACGTTGACTAGTGCGAATCAACATATCCTCAACGGTAGCATCATCAAGCCCCTCGTTAGCTTCAAATAGGCGCTGATCACGATCAACTACATCTTGATAGGTGGCAAAACTTCTAAAAGTTGCACCAGAAATAATGAAAGTCATCGTGATTGCTCCTTAACTATTAAGCTGCGTCAACTAGCTTGACACCGCGAGCAGCGTCAACAATGCCAACACCAGCGTGCAAGCTGGCAACAATGTCGTTACCAACAGCGGCTGCACGGCGAGCAACTTCAAGATCAACGTTCTTGAACATAGCGATACGGAATGCATCAACACCAAAGATTGCACCTTTGAAACCAGTCACGCCAGAAACAGCGGCTGTTGCAAATGCGCTTTGGTAGAAACGAACACCACCAATTTGACCAATGAAACCGTTCAACAGGGCTTCGTTTTGTGCGTTAGAACCAGCGTAGGCTTGTGAGCCAACAACTTTCATCAGTTCAGCAGCAGCAGCAGCACCAAGGATGCCATACAACTGACCTGTTTCACCAGCACCGCGGATCTGAGCAACTGCGTCAAAAATTGCGTTAACTGTCAATGTGCCTGTGTCAGCACTAGATGTCAAGCCACTCATAGCGGCAACACAGTCTTTGTCGAATGCTGCACTAACTGCATTACCCAACACACGGCCCAATTCGTTAGGGTCAATACCACCCAGGTCACGAACAACGTCACGAGCAGCGTAGATGTTGCTGGTGATTACTTTGTTTGTGCTAGTGATACCTAAAGCGTTGAAGTCATCAGCGTCGTGAGAGGCGCTTGTCAACTTTTGTGCTGTTACAGCGCCCATTAGTGGCAACTGTGCTGCGATGGAACCTGCAGGAACCTGAATTTGTGGAATCATTAAACCACCCAAGAACAATGAAGATTCTTGTGCGGCGTAAACTGCTGCTGCTTTGGTGTTAACCATGAAGCCAGCTAAGTCATATGCTGTATTGAAAGCCATTTTATTTTACCTTTAAATTAGATGCGGCCGTTGCGTCTTGCTTCGGCATAAATTTTGCGATGCTCGGGACGAGTCAAATCCAATGACTTCAAATCAATGGCACCAGTGCCGCTGTTGTTTACATTGCTTTGCGTATTTGTGGTAGCGGGTGTTGCTGAAGTAAAGTGCGGATTGGCATCCAAGAACTCTTTGACATATTTGTCCACGCTTAGTGGAGATCCTGAGTCGTCATACCTGACGCTACCGGTTTTGGTGTCAATCACTTCTACTTCACCTTCAGCATTCAATCTTACAGCTGGTTTAAGCAACTGCTTGACCTGCTCAGGATTCACGCTACGATACTGCGAAGCCAAACTCAACAGTGGTTGTTCCACTTTGAACTCACGAATAATCGCGTCTCGTTTCTGAATTTCAGCATCCTTCTTGGAGCCAAATTCACTCATCACTCGATCAAATTCGCCACGCTTGAGTGCAGTCTCTTGCTCACGTTGTTGGTGAGTGGTCAGCACATTACGGATAACTTCTGGATCGCCTAAGTCTTCATATGGCTTCAGCAATTTCTTGCTTAGGCTGGACTTCATACGTGCCATCATGTCATCAACTTCGCGTTGTGAATAAGATTTGTCTACCTGAGTTGTAGTTTCAGTTGAGACCTCAGTAGTCTCAGCATTGCCAATGTTTGTATCGCTCATTGTAAGCTCGCCTCCTTGGGGAGTGGGTTAAGGTGATATCTCTATGATATCAGTAATCTATTTAGTCCTGATCTGCTGCGTTGGTTCCGTTATTGCTTAAATTCAACAGATCTTGTTTGGCTGCTGTAATGTCAGCTTGTGAGATTTCAGCATGTATTACTAAGATTTCTGCATCTGTGTAACCTTCCATGATCATAGTTTGAATATGAGCACTACGATCAGACACAGTGGTCACTGGATGCGCTTCCAACTCAGCTACTACAGTTTCTTCTAAGTCTAGATCCAACAGTTCAGCAATTTCATGCTCAATGGCTGTTCTAAATGCAGGCGTAGCAACTGTGCCGTATGCACGTAACTTTTGGTCTAATTCGTTGTCTGTGTCACGCACTGCAAAACTGTCTGGATATTTGATTTCGCCTGTCCAGATTTGACCTTGATACTCAGCAAACAGTTTCCATAGTTGTTCTTCAGCCAATTCAATGTTGTCAGCTTGTTCGCTTAGACGTGCATTTAGCAATTGAAACTCTACTTCCCGGCTGACGCCACTCATCACTTGTGATTCTGTTGCACGGATGCTGCCTGTGTTGGCCATTTTGTCAATACTGCTGACCAGGTTAGTGATAGCTGTGTAAACTGAACTTACTTCTTGTCCTGTAAACTCTAGCACGTATGGCTTGAGAGCAGGATCTAAGTTTTGTGGCATGTGAATTAGCGCACCAGCACCAGAACCCACGTTGGTATCAGCTGTGGCCACCAAGCTAGGGTGTGAGCCTAAACGAATGCCTTGTTCTGCTTCACTGGTTAAATTGTAAATCAGACGCTGTGTGTCAGCAATGTCATTCACTGTGCTAAGACCTAATCCACGAACGCTTGATGTGTGTGCATACAAGCAAACAGCTGGCACACGGCCCAATCCGTTAAGTTCTTCAAGACGGTCAGTAATGGTTTCACCTTCGTGATTCACAGTAGTTGTAACAACAGTTGTAGGTGTCCATTCTTTGATAACACTGACACTACCGTTTGAATCTTCTACATATTTTAGATAGCTGAGTTCATAACTGCCATTAAGTTTGCGTGTCCATTTCCAATCAGTAACCACTAGTGGAGTCATCATGTTTAAATATGGACGCACGCCTGCTGCAATTTCATCTGCTCTTGTAATAGCACCTACATCTGGCTTGCTCATTACAATCCAGGTATGTCCAAAAATGTTGGCGTAAATTGCTGCCTGCTTCATGAACGCATCTAAGTCACGTCCTTCCCAATCGCAGTCTTTTAAGAAGTCTCCCACAGTGATTTCAGATTCTAAGCTGCCCAAGTCACGTGTAGGGTTCACTCTAAACAAAAAGCTGATGTAAGTGGCAATGATACTGCGCACTTGATTGTCTAGCGGTGTAATTTGTAGACGTGCAGCGTATTCAGCTTCTGTCTCCAATTGATAGCGAGTTAGGTAGCTGCCATTCTGATACTGCATGCCGCCCATGTAACTATCTAACAGAAACGCCCATCTTGCACGATGTCTATTATAGATTGTGTTGCTGCCTGCTGCGCTGGCATAGTCAGTAGAAATTATTTGATCCATAATATGGGTCCTTTTATATTGTTTTATTTAGCAAGGCTGTGTCCAAATCTTTGTGGCGCACTTGCTGCTACAGTTTTGTTGATTGGATATAAGAATTGCAACATATATGTCAGCGCATCGCATCCGTGGTCAAATCCAGAGTTCTTATCTGGAGTCATTGTGTCTGGCTTGTAGGCCCAGTTCTTTAAACAAGCAATAGTTTTCTTACAGCTGGGATCAATGTAGAAACGAGTGCTACCATCCTCACGCAGAAAGAACAAACTGTTGCCACTGTTGATACGATCACGCACTAACGGATGCTGGCGGTGATATCGTGTTTGAAAGCCTGCTATCTCTAGTAACTTGATGTCAGTGTTGCCACCAGCACTACTTTTACGTTGCACACCAGCTGGGTCTGGAAATACCACAATAGGATTGGCAGGATAGCGACTACGTATCTCAGAGATGATCTCTGTGGTGTTTGAATTCTCAAGGTAGATCTCATCATAAATCTCAACGCCATTTGGTATTTGTCGACCCAACACTACACTCATTGGCGTAACGTTAAAGTCCATGCCCACCAATATGGGTTCATTTGGACCAGGCTTGCGCACTTCACGAATGTTGTGTGAGCCAAAGTCTCCAAAAATAACTCCAGCAAAGTTTTCCCAGTTTGCTAGATATTCTTGACTAAACACTTTGGGACTAAGATCCTGTCGTGCTTGTTCAATTTCTTCCTCATCAACAAAGCCACCTTCGGCTGTGCTGTAACTAAAACTGGCCCAATTCTTTTTAGTTAAATGATTGTCATACAAGTCACGTGCAGCTTGATTGCCTGCTTTAGGTGTGCCGGTGAACAGTGCATGTCCTTTCTTGTCACTGAGTGCAGGACGAATAATCTGATGAAAGATCTCGTCTAAATCAATGTCACAAAACTCATCTATACACACAAAGTCTAGGCTTTCACCACGCAAGTTATCACCTTGCTCTGCACTTTTTAAACAGATCAAGCTGTTGTTCTTAAGAATTATACTGAGTTCACTTTCATTGGTTGACAGAATCCAATTGAGTTTGCTCAGTTTCTTTTTTAACTTGGTCCACACTAAGCTCTTAATCTGTTGACGGCTATTGGCCAGCATCCACACAATACTGTTGGGTTTACTTGCAAAGCGACATACTTCACGCATGGCCAGGAATGTTTTGCCACCACGACGCCCAGCCAGCACAACTCTAAAGCGGCTTTTGCTTTCTGCGATTAATTGTTGCTTTACACTAAGAGCCATTACTCAGCAGCGTTGTTTATAATAGAGTTTGCAACAAAAATTGCTATTTGACTATCCAACCGCATACATGAAATGCATTCAGCTGCTGTATTTTCTTGTTCAACGCTGTAGGCAATGCCAGACTCGGCTAATGCAGTTACGGCAGCATCAGAGTGTAGTTCACAGTAAACAGCTGGGTTTGCGTCAGGTGTATAAATTACGTTTTTCATCAGAGTTCCTTTATCTGCACAAGCAGTCATTGATGTAATCAGCCAACAGCATCAGTTCAGCTGGCGTCATAAAATAGCTGAGATTGCGTGTTTCGGCGCCGCGTAGTCCTTGATCCACAGTGACAAACTTTAGCTGCACAAGATCTGGCTCAAGCCAGGTTACTTGTGCGTTTAGCTGGTAAGTTTCATTATTCTGTATCTTCATTGGTGGTTTCATTCAAATCTTCTTCATCTTCTACAACATCATCCATTTCATCAGTCCAGGGTAGCGCACGAACTTCATCACTGGCAGAACCAGCATCGTTTTGTTGTAATATATTTTTGCCCAGCCAAATCAGCATGGTGGGATTGCCATCTAGTGCTACTCTGAGTTGTGCTTGACGTAAACTAGTTTTAAGGTTGTATCGGCCTTTTGCAAGAAAATCCGCAAAATGGCGCCGCAGCGTGTCTTCTTTGACACCAAAATAGTTTGCTATTTCTCTATCAGTGCAGCCTAAACTGGCTTGATGCTCTACTTCATCAGGTGGCACTGCAATCTTGTTGCGACCAACCACAATGCCCAGCTTGACAATCTCAACAGTGTGTCCAGTTTGTGGTCCAGGTTTATTGTAGGGTTTATCGTTTGACTCTGCGTTCATCTTCTTCTGTGGTCCTTTCAGCAATAAAGCCCAGCAGTTCAGGGTTTGCTTGAAATATATTGGCCCAGGCCATGCCCAATATATGCACCTGATGCTCTGTCAAATCAATGTTACAACGCTCGCTAATGTAATGATTAACTTCGTGTAAGAGTGTATCTAAGCACTGTTGCGCAGCCAGACTATTGCGGATTCGTATTTCACGATCTTCGGTATGACAACTACCGTAGTTCCCATTCATCATAGATTCTGGATACCATTGAATATCTACATGCTCACCCAGGATCTCCATTTGCACATAAGTGGTGGGGTGTGGTGGGTGTAGCACCCGGTTAGGTTGTGTTTTCATATCAGCCAATCTCCTATACAGTTATTTAGCACAAAAGGCGAAACACCTGTGCTTCACAGCATGAGGTGTTTCTAAACAGGAGATAATTGTCACAACGCCTATTATCAGTTTGTCGTTGCAAAGTATTTAGTCCAACACTTTGTTACTTGGCGGTAACTGGCAGTTGGCTCCTGTGCGTTTTACTGTAACACAAACAGTCCTAAGGTAGTTAGGTGCTGTATTTATAGTCAAAAGAAACCCTGAGTTTTTTAGGCTCAGGGTCGGAAACTCCACAGAGTTTCTATTATATTATGTAAATCACACATACAGCAACCAAAATCAACTTGTGGTATCTTTTGGTTGCAAAGTTACTTACACCAGACTCAATAAGCCCAGCTACAACTACTGTAGAACTTAGGCTTTAATATTGCGTTCACTTAGTAACCGAACCAACAAACTATACATTTGAGCATTGCGTTCTTTTTGACGCAGTCTCCAACGACGTTGACGTTCTGTATTGCTTAATGAGTTGGCTAACTTTGGACGGCCCGGCTTGCGTTTAGTGATGATTGTATGTTCCATTTGATAACTCCTTTAAATTGCTGTTGCTATAGTAATTATTGCGTAGATGTGCTGAGTAGCTACTGCTAGGGTGCTATAACATACGTCAGTAGTAGATACCGTTATCCATTTGTTGTAGTCATAGTATGTCATTTATCAAATTGCTTTGTTGTTTTAGGATCTACTGCGTATCTCCTAAAGAGATATAACCAACTCGTTTATCAACTCGTTGTTGTTATATCCCTAACTTTTTTTGGTATCAATTTATATGTTGTAGTAAACACGAAAACTTATAGTGTTTAGTATGAAACATAATAGATCATTTCCTAGATTCTTAGCCAAGACGGGACTACTAAAGTCCCGTCTCAGTTGAAGATTTCCCGTCATCCGCACCTGTCTCTGGTATAGGTATTTGTTTTGACACTGTAATGCTAATGGGTTCTGTCCTTTCCCAACCTATAACGATATCACATGATTTCTCATGCTACCTTAAACCTCGTCCCTTGTGTTTAAGTTTTTATAGCGCAGTGTTTTCGTATGCTAACAATTCATACTATGTCAATTTACACCCTATGGGGTTCGTTCTCAACATGTCTCGTGCTCCAGCTATCACCCTGGATTTTTCCACAGCCCCTGTATCCGGTGGGCCAACCTTGTGTGTTAGTTAATAATTGTTTTGTGTGAGTATTGTATTAGTATATATGATATCTGTTAGATAACATTTAGCCAATTAATCAAACAGATCCATGATCTTTGTTTCTAATTGTTTAAAGTCATTTAGGATCTCTGCTCGTGTAGGTTTACGCTTTCGGGGAGCAAGACCATGCACTTCATCAACTACTGCATGAATGTCCACAGTAGGCGCACTCACAAGGATCTCTGGCTTTGAGTCTGCATCAATTTGGTTTGCTGCTGACAGTTTTCCGTTACTAAAATACACAATATGGCCCTGGGCCGGACGTTCTGTAATTGCTTGCCATTTTTTACTGTTCTTGTATGTCTTGACCACATAAGTGTGATAATGTTTATTATCTGTTATACCACGCATGTTCACGGTGATCATTGAACCACCATTTTTGCTGACACCAGCAACTTGGTTCACTACTGCGTATTGTTGTTCTACAAATTCCATTTTATGAGTTTCCTAAGCAACATAGGATCTCTGCTTATGTTGTTATTATACTTATCTCGTAACACAAAAGCAAGCACTTTATGGCGGAAAAAACTGCAAAAATAAAAGTGCTCTTTTGAAAGTAAAACATTACTTTAGGTAAATCCTTGATCAGGGGATCCAAGCCGCAGTTATCGCATAGGGCCCGGTAGGGTAGCTCTCCAGCGCCTACTTGACAGATTCTATGCTTGCACTGGCATTGCACCAGCTGCATAAGATTATTTATGAATGAAGCCCAAAGTTTGTGTGTCCATTTCTGTTATTATAACAGATTGACAAAAATTATCTGAAACTACCAAATTGCTACTAGCAGTTTGCAATGACATTGCGTTTTATTCAAGTTCAATGGTTCTACCTAAGGTTAGAGCACTTACTGTGAAGTCTTCTGTATTGTGAGCTGCATTCAATCGTTGTGCTAGATTGATAGCATGTCCTGGTCCAGGAAAACTTGCTCTACCATACTTGTAGCCTTGGTAACGCAGATTAGGGTTGTGTGTTCTCATCATAATAGGCCGACCTTGATACAGCACAGCATACACAGCATCTGCTTCGCATACTTCATACATAATGTCACCTTCTCGGTGACTGGCAATTAAAGTTGGTTTGGGTCTAGACATTCTAAGTCTTTCTGAATTTTAATTAGTTTATACACATAGGCCAAGGCAGTGTTGTATTGGTCAGCCAGTTGTTTTGGTGTAGCACCGCCACGAAAATCTTTCATCAGGGCCTTGGCATCAATTCTAGGCTTTTGAAACTTCTCATACAGCGGCAAGCCTGCACGCCATTTCTTGATCACATAATCAATGTTTTCTGTAGGAAAGTCCAATAACTTGGAAATTTCTTTTCTATCTTTGCCTGCATCTAACATTTGATATACTTGTGCATGATCCAATTGACGACGCGGACGTCGACCTGCAAGTGGATCTACTGCTCGCATAGCATTATTAACTGGCGCATTCCACCAAACAAATGTGGCGCCATGTTCCCGATAAACTTTTATCCATGCCGTTATTTCATGCATGGGCACTGCGGCACACACGCCAATAGCAGGCAATAATGGTGTGCGGTCAGCTGCTCGTGAACTACGTTGTAATATACGATCAGGCTCAGGAATTTTAAAGTATCTAAACAGTTCACGATGCATGCCTGTGATAGGCAATCCATAACCATCTGGCTGTTTATACCAAATTCCAGCAACTGAAATTTCTAATGGTGTTAAACTACCAGGTTGGAATGTGGTATCGTCTATTGTAGGTGTATCATACGCACGGCGTAGCCATGCACGTGGGCTACCTAGCGCACCATTAGTGCCATATTCAGCTCGTGTAACAGTGTGGGTCCAAGTATCTTGTTGCATAATTGTAGTTATGCAACTTTTATCTGGCTGTTTAGGCCTTATCGGCTACTTTTTCTTTTGTTCGGCCCCAACTTGTAATGCCCAATAGAGCACCAAAGCTAACGTGTATTAGGCCACCACCTTGCAGACTCAGTGGTTGCCATTGTGTGCTAACAACCCCATGTGCTTGGGCTTGTATAATGCTCCATAACACAGGAGCCAGTATAAAATCAAATACGCAAATAACAAGATATACCCAACCAGATACTGGGCGCCACTTGTTGTTGACCCAGTCAGTATTGGTGTTAGCTATTTCACTGCTAACACCCTGACTAGCAGTGACAGCACCTGCGTGGGCTGTGGCAGCAACAGCAACAGCAACATCGTTGGTAGTAGAATCACTGCGACTGATGTTTTCATTACGAGTAGCAAGGCTTGCTTGAGCATGAGCAGACAGCGGATGCATAGTGTCATCGTAATCTTCTAATTTAGGCATTTATTTTGGCAAGTGTGTGACCACATATCCCAGCATACCTAAAAGTGCTACTATCACTGTGGCAGTAGAAGCAACCATGGTTTTGAACTTTTCATCTTTGGCATTGCCCAGCATACTTTTAATTTCATTGAACTGCCGATCGTTAGTGACTTTAAGATCTTTAACGTCAGCACTGATTGAATCCATACGTGTTTCAATATTGTCCATACGTGTTTCAATTCCTTTGTAGCGTTCAGCACAAATTTGCTCATGTGTGTTTAATCTTGCTTCTGTGCTATCAATCTGCGACATTTCTCCAGTTCCTTTAGTAGTATTGTTTCAACTTCTCGAATTCGTTGTTGTTTTATTTGTTGCTGTAGTGCATGTATAGCTCTCACCTCAGCAGGTGTTGTAGCTATACATGCATCAAACGCATTAGTTATTTTCACTAGCTATTTAGCGTTATACTACTTTTTAGGTGGACGTTTACGATTCTTAGCTGTTCTGCTTCCGCGTTCAGGTAATTTTCTCATCAAGTTCTCCTTTAAACTGCTGCATCATCAGCAATATATAACCAAGCAGCACTGGTTGTATTGTAATAGGCCAACTTGCCTTGGTTATCATTGACAGCAGCCATATAACCCACAGCACCCGTAACGGCTCTCAATGCCACTGCGGTGTAATTAGGCAACTGCACTGGTCTGTTAAACTGTGCTTTGACGCTGTCAAGTGTGGCATAAGTCACTGTGTTGCCCAGGTCTTTTAATACCAAACTGCCTGTGTTAAAAGTTGCAGCAGCAGCATTCAATGTCATGTAGTTGAATGTGTTAGTGCCACCCTGAACTATAAACGAGTCAGTGCGATATGTGGCTGCGGCTGCTGTATGATTTAAAAAGTTAATGCGGTTTGTGGCATTATAACTGGTGTTGTCAGCAAAGCCACGAATACGGAAACCACTGCCACCAGCAGTGACATTATAAATGCTTACTGTGCCTGCTACAGTTTGAGTGGTGCCTGTGTGATAGTTGCCGTAACCCACTTGTGTAGTTGTGCCAAACACAGCACGATGTGTGCCATTATAGCCTGTGGGTGTAATACCTGCAACCGTGACTTTTGAAGCAAAGCCAAACGGAGCAGTTGTTTGTGCTGCAAATGTAATAATACTACGATGCCTAAAAAATGTCAACCCAGTTGTTGTGCCAGCAGTGGTTGCAATAGGTTCACCATCCTGTTCAGCAGCAAGAGTAAATGTAGTTGTTGGGTTGGCACCTGCTCGCACATAATAAATGTTGCTAGAAACATATCCAGGAAAAGTCATGGTGCCAGTTAGTGTGCCTGTCACACGCACTACATCATATTGACGAACATCTGCACTGGTATTGGTAAACACACCTGAACCACTACTTACTACTGCGGCAATTGAGAGACTACTTTGAAGAGTGGCAGTAGTTGGTATAGTAATAGTGCTTTCTGCAAATGTCTGATTGGCAAAGCCTTGCAATTGTAATGGATTCAATGCAAGATTGCCACCACCGCCGTTTTGCGTGCCTACTCTACTGGCAAAGTCTGTGCCACTATGACCGTTAAAGTTGAAACTGCCTAATGTTGTGGTTGCAGGAACTGCTGCTCCACCCAGGGCATTGGTGCCTGCACTTGTTCGCAATGTAAAACTGGGAGCCCCTTGATTGCCAGCACTGGTTTCACCGTGATAGTATGTGGCTGTAAAACCTGAAGTGTATCCTTTTGGTCCAGCAGCATCTGGCGGGCTACTAATTGCTTCAAATCCATTGTTTCCAGATACTTCACTTGAGTTTGGTAGTGGATCAATAAAAGCAGTGTTGCGAGTGGCCGCTAATTCACCTAGCACTGTGGTTTGATCGCGAATGCTTTTTACATAAACTGCATTGCTGCCATCAACCGCAAGATCAGCTCCATTAGTTACTGCACTGCGAGCATTGGCGTCAGTGTAACTGGTGCCACCGCCTGAAGCTGCAATAACTCCATCTACAATAGTGATATTGGTGCCTGCACTGAATGCATCACGAGCACGAGCAGTTGTAAAGTATAGGTTGGTGCCTTCTGCTAAATCAGTTGTGCTGGTAATAGTAGTGCCAGGTTCGCCTTGTGGTCCGGTAGGACCTGCAACACCCTGGATACCTTGTGGACCTGTAGGCCCAGTAGCACCAGTAGGGCCTGTAGGACCAGTAGGCCCTGCAACACCTTGGATACCTTGTGGTCCAGCAGGACCTGTAGGACCTGTATCACCAGTTGAGCCAATTGCACCAGTAGGACCAGTAGCACCAGTAGGCCCTGCAACACCTTGGATACCTTGTGGTCCAGCAGGACCTGTATCACCAGTTGAGCCAATTGCACCAGTAGGACCAGTAGCACCAGTAGGCCCTGTAGGACCAGGTGTCAATTCAATAGTGTTAATTGCTGAATCAACATAACCTTGAGTCGCATAACCATATGCTTCAACCACAGTGGCAACTCTACCTGCGGTGTAATATAAGTTTGTGCCTTCAGCAATGTTAGTAGTTGTTTTACCTGCCAATTGACCATCAAATGTGGTGCCAAAATCATTTGTATTGAATTTTTGACCTAGAGTTGACGTAATTGTAGTGGCAAAGTTTGGATCGTCACCCAAGGCAGCAGCCAACTCATTTAAAGTATCCAACGTGCTTGGTGCAGCATCAACTAAGGCAGCAACTGCACTGTTGGCGGCACTTGTGGCAGCAGCGTCAGTATAAGTTTTTGTTGCAATAGTAGAGTCTACAGCAATAACGCCGGTTGAGCTATCATATGCAATACCAGTGCCAGCACTTACTGCACTACGAGCACGAACATCTGTATAATATTGATTGGTGCCTTCAGCAATGTTGCT